TCGGTCAGGTTGAAAAGCCAGCAACTAAGTCCAAGAAAGACGAGGAATAACCTAAATGGCAGTATTTCTAAACAATGGCGTAGGCGTTAAGGTCAATTCAGTCGATCTAAGCGACCACGTCAACAATGTTTCACTTAACCGTAACTTTGACCAGCTCGAAGTAACAGCAATGGGTGATTCAGGTCACAAGTTCATCAAGGGACTTGAAGCATCATCTATCACACTTGATTTCCTCAATGACACAGCAACAGGGTCAGTACTTCAAACACTACAGGCTGCATGGGGAACTAACGTAACTGTAGTTCTACTACAGAACAAGGGAACTGCTGTATCAGCAACAAACCCTCTTTACACAATGACATGCCTAATCAACGGCACAACCGATATTAACGGCGCGACAGGCGACCTTGCAATGCAGAGTTTGTCTTTCGACGTATCCGGTACAATCGCTGTAACAACATCAGGTTCATTCTAAGCAATAAACAAAGGGGCTAACATGGCAAAGCTAAGGGTTACAACGCAAGACAATCAGGTAACTGATTACGAGATTACTCCGTTAATCGAGTATGCGTTCGAGCAATACGCCAAGAAGGGCTTTCACAAAGCTCTTATTGAAGATCAAAAGCAATCCGATATTTATTGGATTACTTGGGAAGCAATACGACGTTCAGGCGTCACAGTAAAACCTTTCGGTGAAGGATTCTTAGAAACACTCAAGTCAGTTGAGGTTCTAGAATCTGACCCTTTGGTATAGATCGGAACTCCGTAACGTATCTGGCTTCGCGGCTTAGTTACGAGTACGGAGTTCCGTTCCAATCCATTGTGGAACTTTCTCCAATGGCATTTAAGTACCACGTTCAAGTATTAAAGGACATAGCGAAAGCGAGAGAAGATGCCAACCGTAGAACTACGAGGTAACTCAGACCTTCGCAAAGCACTTCGCAGTTTTGCACCTGATTTGGAAAAAAACCTACGTCAAGAAATGGCAACAGGATTAAAACCTGTAGTTCGCGCAGCCAGAGGTTTTGTTCCAGCAAGTTCACCCATGTCCGGCTGGGCTGCACGATCCTTTAACCAAGGCAAATTTCCAACTTATTCAACTTCTACAATTATTCGTGGAATTACATATTCTACTTCTGTGAGTAAGAAGAATAAAAAAGGATTCAATTCAATGGCTAGGATTATGAATAAATCTGCCGTTGGCGCTATTTATGAAACAGCCGGACGTAAAAACCCACAAGGTCAAATATGGGTAGGAAAGCGTGCTGGAGATAGTAAGCGTGTGAGCCATTCAAATAACCCAACTGCCGGTGCAACTTTTATTGGCAATCTTGTTCCTTTGACGTCAAGCATTCAAGGTCAAGGACGTCTAATTTATCGTGCTTGGGCTGAAGATAAAGGTCGCGCTCACGGCATTGTTATGCGAGCCATTGATAAGACAAAAGCAGAATTTTATTCTCGAGCAGCAACACCACTATCAAAGGCAGCATAATGGCAACTCAAAATGAGAATGTAAGTATTAATATTGGGTCAAACTTTGACTCAAAAGGATTCAAACAAGCTGAGACTGCCGCCGATAAACTTAACCGCACAGTAAAAAATTTAGCCACTACAATCGGTATTGCTTATGGTGCAACAGCCGTAGCCAATTTTGGCAAGCAATCCGTCAAGGCTTTTTTGAAAGATGAAGAAGCAGCAACAAAGTTGGCTAATGCTGTAAAGAACCTTGGCATTGAATTTGCTAACCCTTATATTGCAGATTACATAACAAAATTAGAAAAAACTAGTAAGGTTGCTGACGATCAGTTACGCCCAGCCTTCCAAGCTCTTTTACAACAAACAGGCAGCCTTTCTGCTTCTCAATCAATATTAAACACAGCCATTGAAACAAGCCGTGGAAGCGGTGTGGACTTGGCTACCGTGGCAAACGATTTGGCTCAAGCCTATGTCGGCAATAACAAGGGACTTAAAAAGTATTACCTTGGTCTGACTACTGCCCAGATTAAGGCTAAATCATTTACGGATATTCAGAAGATTATGAACGACCAGTTTGCTGGTTCTAATACTGCCTACCTCAATACCTATTCAGGACAAGTTGGTGTACTAAGCCTTGCATGGCAGAACTTTCAAGAGAAGGTCGGCGGTACTCTTTTAACTCTTGCTTCTTTTGGCGATGGTTCTGATGGTCATAAGTTAAATCTTCTTGCAGCTACTTTGGATAAAATTGGTTCAGGAATTCAACTTATTGGTAAAGGCAAAGAAGCCCTATTTGGTCTTTTTGATGTTACTGGTAAAAACGGTATTTTAAGTAAATTTAACCCTTACCCACAAGGCGGTACAGGAAAACCTAAAGATACCAATATAAGTAAATATGATGCACTTCTTAAAAAAGCAGAAGATGACCGTAAGAAAAATCAAGCAGCTATTCTTAAAAGCCAAAAAGAAGCAACTGCTGAACTTAAAAGACAAGCGGCACTTAAGAAAGATGCTGGCATTTTTGACATGCAGCAAATTCAGCTTATTGCTGCTCTTAAAGGCAAATTATCTGAAGATGATCGTAAGCGCGTAGAACTTCAACTAGCGTTGCTGAATGAAAACGTTACAGCAGCAGATAGCCTTACCAAGCAGATTCTTATGGCGCAAGACGCTACAGGCAACTTATACAAGTATTTTATGCAAACACCAGATGCCAAGAATCCTTTTGCCTACTTAGATAAATGGATTGCAGATTTCCAGACTAAACTTAATGCTTTGCAATTTCCAGCAGCACCCGCAGTTGTCATAACACCACCAGTTGCAATTATTCCGCCAACAAATCCTGGTAATGGTGGATTTACTCCCGGCACTGGCACTTACGCACCACCAGCAACAAATGTTCCACCATTTAGTTCTGGTGGATTTACCCCATACAGCAGCTCATCAGTTATCCCAGACATGGCTGCAAGTTCAAGTAATTATGGTGGATATGCCGCCGGTCAGTATGGCCAGAACGGCGCAGTAGTAGTTCAGATTGATGGCAAGACCATTGCTACCGCTAACCAGTCCCAATCGCTTTCTGGCATCCCTAGCAACGTCAGCCGAGTCAATGGAATGTTCACGGGCTGATGGCATTACCGGCACAGATAGCCGTCTCTTTCGATTACTCAAACGGCGCTACCTTTGGTTATGCAGGGTTTGTAATTGGTGATCCTAAATACGGAATTCTAGGCACTAACACTCTTGGTGATTCTTCGTTGCCAGAGCCAGTTATTGACCTTACGCCAAACGTTTATCAAATTACTATTAACCGTGGTCGTAACCTACAGCGCGATACCTATGAGGCTGGTACTTGTACAGTCCGAGTGCTAGACCCGCTTTCTTACTTTAACCCACAAAACACAGCTTCTCCTTACTACGGATATCTTGCGCCTTTGCGTAAGTTGCGTGTTTCAGCAACCACAGCAACAACTCAAAAGTACTTGTTTTCTGGATACGTTACAGATTATGTTTATACCTATCCGGTCAATCAAGATACAGGATTTATCGATATTTCATGCACAGATGCTTTTCGTCTATTTCAGTTGGCTAATATCTCGACTGTAACTTCTTCTCCAGCAGGACAAACTACCTCTGCTCGAGTCTCAGCAATCCTGAACCAAGTATCTTTTCCTAGTTCTATGCGCACAATCTCAACTGGTCTCAATACCTGTATTGCTGATCCTGGCACAAACAGAACCAGCCTTGCAGCTATTAAGAATGCTGAAATGTCTGAGACTGGAGCGTTCTATATGAACGGCTCTGGAACTGCCGTATTTAAGAACCGCACAGACGTCATGAACTCACTATCTAAGACTCCTGTAGCGTTCAATCAATCTGGTGGTATTCCTTACCGCAACCTTGTCTTTGCATTTGATGACAAACTCATCATTAACCAAGCCAACTTTGCCCGCGTAGGCGGCTCTACAATCACAGCCACTAACCAAACATCAGTAGATAAGTACTTCCCGCACACAGTCACCCAGACTGACCTCATAGCCGAGACAGACGACATTGTTACCGATATCGCTCGAGAATATGTAGCCACTAGAGCGGCAACTACTATCCGCATTGACGAGATGGTTGTAGATTTACTTGATACAGCAGTACCAACCGACATAATGATTGGTCTGGATTTCTTTGATAACTTGCTCATCACCAACGTTCAACCTGATGGATCAACAATTGTCAAGAACCTTCAATATCAGGGCATCAAATGGGACATCAACCCCAACAAGATGATGGCTACTATTACAACTCTCGAACCTATAGCCGATGGTTTCGTGGTTGGAAGCTCGTATTACGGTATAATCGGCACTAACACATTGGGATACTAGGAGATATAATGGCATCAGGAC